TGAAGAGGACGTAACGGTAAACTCTTAATCAGCTTCTCCGTTAGTCCCGAAGATGGAGAAGCCAATCTGTTCGGGAAAACGGTAAATTCGTTACAGGAGAATATTGCTATCAGAGAGTCTGAGATTACCGGTACATTGAAGCATGTTACTGGATATACGGGATTTAGCAGTAATACTTCTGAGCAGGAAGGAAACTATCTTGCTTTGAAAGTTGATGCTGATTCCGAAGATGCAGTTGCGACCGTTGAACTCGTAGGTGGTACCAAAGGACCGGTTACGCTTGATGACGACATGAACATTGTACTCCTTATTAAGAATAAGGATACTCAGAGCATTAAGGTGACGGTAGACAATGGAGAAAATTCCACTACGAAGACTTATGGGCTTATTGGATTGACTTTGGAGACAGAGTAAAGGAGAAAATTCAAAATGGCAAAGTTTTTTGGGAAAATCGGCTATGCAATATCAAAGGACGTTCGTCTGGGTGTTTGGGACGGGGAAATTACTGAGCGAGAGTATTTCGGCGATTTGATTCGGAATACCAGTCGGTATCAGACTTCCGATAAACTCAATGACGATATCAACATTTCCAATGAGATTAGCATCGTGGCCGATCCTTTTGCTTATCAGAATTTTCACGCAATGCGGTATGTCGAGTTCATGGGAGCGAAGTGGAAGATTTCCAGTGTTGAAGTACAGTATCCGCGTCTGATTCTGACGGTAGGAGGTGTGTATAATGACTGATCGACGAATCCTGTTTCATAAACTGTTGTGCGAGATTTTATCTTGCCCGATAGAAGGTGAACAGTGCCGATGTTATTTTCAGCCTCCGGAATCTATTAAGATGAATTACCCCGCTATTGTATATAGCCTTGATGATGTAGACAAGACATATGCAAACGACGGGGTATATTTATCTAATCGAAGATATGCCGTTACCGTTATTGATAAAGATCCGGATACATCCTTGGTGCAGAAAGTAACGAATTTACCGATGAGCCGGTTTGACCGGCATTTCAAAAAAGATAACCTGAATCACTACATTTTCAATGTGTATTTCTAAGATTGGAGGAATAATTCAATGAGTAAGCTTATTTGGGATAAAGTTGGGGAACGCCTCTACGAAACTGGTGTTGATCATGGTGTTCTCTACCCGATTCAGACTGGTGGACAGTATAACAAAGGTGTTGCTTGGAACGGTCTGAGCGCGGTGACAGAGAGCCCTTCCGGGGCGGAGCCCTCCCCGATCTATGCGGATAACTTCAAGTATCTGAACCTGATGTCCGCAGAGGATTTCGGCGGAACGATTGAGGCTTATACTTCTCCGAATGAATTTGCGGAGTGTGACGGTTCCGTTGAAGTCGCTCCTGGTGTCTTTGCAGGCCAGCAGAGCAGGAAGCAGTTTGGACTTTCTTATCGCACTATTCTTGGCAATGATGTAGATTCCAATGACTATGGTTATAAGCTGCATCTTGTTTATAATTGCCTTGCCTCTGTTTCTGAGAAAGGCTATACCACTGTGAATGACAGCCCGGAGGCAATCGCTCTGTCCTGGGAATTCAGCACGACTCCGGCGGAGATTGCGAAGATAATCGATGGTAAGAAGCTGAAACCTACCGCAATCCTTATACTGGATTCTACTAAGATTGATGCGAAGAAGCTGGCAGCTCTGGAAGAAATCCTGTATGGTAAAGACCCGACTACTCCAGAGGGTAATGATGGCGTTGATCCCAGACTGCCGTTTCCTGATGAAGTGATTGAGCTTCTGGCTGCTGAAGACCTCCCTTAATGAGCCTTTCTGTTAAGCCTGAAGACGGAGAGGCTGTTTTATTTGGAAAAGCAGTGAATGAATTGCAGAGTGATATGGTTGTTGCTGATGATGAAGTGACAGGCACTCTGAAGTATGTCAATGGTTATGTTGATTTCAGCAGTAATACTTCTGAGCAGTCGGGAAATTACCTGGCTCTCAAGATTGAGGCTGAGCCGGCTGAAGCAGAGACGGTTGTTGAGCTCGTAGGCGGTACTAAGGGACCGGTTGCGCTAGATGACGACATGAACATTGTACTCCTTATCAAGAATAAGGATACTCAGAGCATTAAGGTGACTGCCACGCACAACGGGGAAAGCATCACGAAGATTTATGGTCTTTCTGGGCTTACCTTGGAAACAGAATAACGATAGGAAGCCTCGTATTCAATGTGCGGGGCTTCTTTTTATTTGAAAGGAGAAAAAATTATGCTGAAGAAAACCATTCCCTATATCGATCTGAACGGTGTCGAAAGAAAAGAGGATTTCTATTTCCATCTGTCAAAGCCGGAAATTGTCAAGATGCAGACAAGCGTGAAGGGCGGCTATGATGTACAGCTCAAAAGTATTGGTGCCGGCGCTGATGGCGGCCAGATTATGGAATTCTTTGAAGATCTCATTAAGAAAGCTTACGGTGTCAAGAGTGAAGATGGCCGTCGCTTTATGAAGTCTGAGGAGATTTCCAGATCCTTTATGGAATCTCCTGCTTATGAGATTCTCTTTGAGGAACTGGTTACGAATGACAAGACAGCAGCAGACTTTGTGAATGCGGTGATGAACATCGGCAATTCTGCCACAGCTCCTGCAATTGCAGCAAACACTCAGAATTAATGGAGAGGTGAGAGATGCTCCGAATCACAATACCATCCACGGAATTCTGGGATGAGGTGAAGCAAGAGTTTGTTTACACAAAGGCTCAGACCTTGCAATTGGAGCATTCTCTTGTTTCTCTTTCAAAATGGGAATCGAGATGGAATAAGCCGTTTCTGACGAAGCAGGAAAAAACTTTGGAAGAAACCATCGATTATGTAAAATGTATGACTCTTACACAGAACGTGAACCCGGAAGTTTATAACTATCTGACAAACAGCAATATCAATGAGGTCAATCGGTATATTGCTCTTCCTATGACTGCCACCCGGTTTTTCGAGGAGAAAAAAACGCAGGGAAGCAGAGAGCAGATTACGGCAGAACTCGTTTATTACTGGATGATAGCTTTAAATATTCCATTTGAATGTCAGAAATGGCATCTCAATAAACTGTTTACTTTGATAAGAGTATGCGATGTGAAGAGCAGGCCGCCGAAGAAACATAGCCGCAGAGAAATTATGAAACGGAATGCGGCACTAAATGCGGCCCGTAAAAAGAAATGGAATACGAAAGGGTGATTACTATGAGTAACAGCAGCTTGGTGAATTGTACGGTAAAAAGTCCAAACCATAGTGGAGCCAGAACGCATTCAATCGACCGGATCACTCCGCATTGTGTGGTCGGTCAGCTTTCAGCGGAATCTATTGGGGGCTGCTTTGACAGTAGTAACGTACAGGCTTCTTGCAACTATGGAATTGGTAGTGACGGACGTGTGGTTCTTTGCGTGGATGAAGCAAACAGAAGCTGGTGTTCTTCCAGCAATGCGAATGATCAGCGTGCTGTGACGATTGAATGTGCCAGTGATATGACTCATCCGTATGCCATGACTGATGCAGTATATGAAAAGCTGGTTGCTCTGTGTGTTGACATCTGCCGGAGAAATGGTAAGACAAAACTCCTTTGGTTTGGCGACAAGGACAAATCTCTGAACTACAGTCCCAAATCAAACGAGATGATCCTTACGGTTCATCGGTGGTTTGCCAACAAATCTTGTCCTGGGGATTGGCTGTATTCCAGGCTGGGGAATCTTGCGAATCGGGTAACTGCTCAGCTTGGCGGAAGTACGACTGACAGCGTCCAGAAAACCTACAAAACTGGACTTTACAAAGTCAACATCGGTGATTTGAATATTCGCAAAGGCCCTGGGACGAATTACGGAACCAATGGGATGATTACTGACCGAGGTACTTACACGATTACTGAAATTCAGAACGGTTACTGGGGCAGGTTGAAATCCGGTGCAGGATGGATCAGCGTTCATGAAGCTTACTGTACCTATAAAGGCGCAGCTTCTTCTGATTCTGGTGGATCAGTAGAGAAGCCTTCTGGAAATTTTCTGGTTCAGGTGGACATTTCCGATCTGTATATCCGTAAAGGTCCCGGAACGAATTACGGAACCAATGGTTTCTGTCCGAAAGGAGTCTACACCATCGTCGAGGTTAAAACTGGCGCTGGTTCTGATGCTGGATGGGGTAAGTTGAAATCTGGAGCAGGATGGATCTCACTGGATTACGCAACTCGAATTTAAAGAGGATACACGATGATAAGTTTCAGACAAAAGGGTGACTTCTCCAAGTTGACACGCTTTCTGGAGAGAGCAAAAGAAGCGGTTCACATCGGAGACCTGGACAAGTTTGGTAAAGAGGGAGTAGCCGCCCTTGCGTCTGCAACACCAGTGGATTCTGGGGAGACGGCGAATTCCTGGTATTACGAAATTGAGAATCGGAAAGGTTCGGTTACAATTTCATTTCATAATTCAAATGTTCAAAATGGAGTTCCAATCGCTGTTATTTTGCAGTATGGACACGGAACTCGAAACGGCGGCTGGGTACAGGGGCGAGATTACATCAATCCTGCTATCCGGCCTATTTTTGATCAAATCGCAAATGACGCATGGAAGGAGGTCACGAAGACATGAGCACAACGATCGACGAGAGAGTTGTTGAAATGCGATTCGACAACCGTCAATTCGAGGCGGGTGTGAAGACAAGTTTGTCCACGCTCGACAAACTCAAAGAGGGTTTGGATCTGGACGGTGCGGCTAAAGGTCTAAAGGGCCTTGGCGACGCAGCTAAAAAGTGCGACCTTTCGACCCTTAGCAATTCCGTCGAGACTGTTCGGATGAAATTCTCGGCGCTCGAAGTCATGGCGGGGGCCGCCCCTTCCGGCACCTGGGCCAGCCGCAAATACCTGCTGGCCAGCCTGGATCAGAGCCTGCGCCGCATGGGGCTGGACTATGTGGATATTTTTTACCACCACCGCATGGATCCT